GGACGCCAAGCTATTTTGGGCGTGGCTAACTTTAACACCAGCGTCTCAATTCAAGACTACTCGATTAAGACAACCGATGCGTTTGGCAACACGATTGTCGAAGAACGCCGGTTTAGCAAGCGCGCCGATTACGATGTGACCGTTGAGACTAGTCGCGTTGCGACTGTGCAAAAGTTGCTTGCCGATATTCGCACAACGCCAACCGTGTTTATTGGCGAGGACAACCGGCCCGAAACTGTGGTATATGGCTTTTACAAGTCGTTCAATATCGTTATATCAACACCCAGCATCTCAGACTGTGCTATTGAGGTGGAAGGACTAACCTAAATGCCAGCCCCTACTATTACGCCGCTTCCCGCCGCTCCTTCGCGGTCAACCGATCCGGCTACTTTTGCAATTGAGGCTGATGCCTTTGTTGGCGCGCTTCCGACATTTGGGACGCAGGCAAACGCACAGGCATCCTACCTTGATGCGCTGGCAATTGATGTTGCCGCAGCGGCTGCTCTTGGGCAAGCGGCGATTGCAAATTTTAAGGGCGCTTATTCGGCTGGCACGACATACCAGATTGGAGAGTCTGCTTTATACAATGACTTTTTCTGGATGGCACTAACAATTAACATCGGCGTAACGCCTGTTGATGGCGCAAATTGGCGCAATATCTCAATAGTTGACGGAGGCACGTTCTAATGCCGACCATTATCAAGGTAAAGCGTGGCCTTGAGGCCAATCGTTCAGTTGTTACGCCAAATGCCGGTGAGTTCTTGTTTACGACTGACAACAAAAAGGTATTTATTGGAGACGGCACAACGGCTGGAGGTGTTGCTGTTGGTGGCGCTGTTGCATTTGAACAGTCAATCAAGGCTGTCAATTATACACTTGTGCTGCAAGATGCTGGAAGGCAGATTTTTCACCCGGCAAGCGATGTCCTTGTTCGCACTTATACGATTCCGGCAAACTCTGTTGTTCCGTTCCCAATTGGAACGGTTGTGCAGTTTGCGGTTGATAACTTGGGCCGCGATGTCAATGTTGCAATCAACAGTGATACGCTTGTGCTGGGCAGTGGCGTAACTGGCACCGTCCGCGTTGATCCAAGCAACATCCTGACAGCCATTAAAATTACTTCGACCAAATGGCTGGCAAATTACGAATATCAATTCCCATATTCAACGCCTGAAATGGTGGCCATGACCGAGACCAGCGGGGCGCAGTTTTTTAACCTTTATGCATGGAATAGCGTTACATCCACTTTTGGAACGCGCTACGCAACCTCTATTCCAGTCACGGCAACTTATACAGGCGTTAGAATTGCACCAAATGGCACGGCAGTTGCTGTAGCACTTTCCGCATCACCTTTTGTTATGGCGTGGGCGCTTTCAAGCGCAGGCTCTGGCGCAAAGTTTAGCGATCCGGCCACGTTACCAGCCGGCTCTGGTAATGACGTGGCTTGGCATCCAGAAATGAATGCGCTTGCGGTGGCGCATAGTGCCTCTGGCGGCGTTCCCGGAGTTAGTGTTTATCCTTGGTCGCCAAGCGGCTTTGGTGTGAGATATGCTAACGCTGGAACGCCGGTTAACGGTGAGTTTGTCGCTGTATCTTTTCATCCTTCCGGCAATGCCATTTTCATGGCTAATGCCTCTACACCTTTCATTCATGCTTACGCATGGAACAGCGCAACAGGATTTGGCACTAAATACGCAAATCCAAGCACACTACCTACTGATGGGAATTCGGCAAAAATTGCAATCAATCCTGCCGGCGATGCAGTTGCGGTTAGTAATTTATTTGGCGCAGAGCGTCTCAATGTTTACGCTTGGAACAACGCAACGGGCTTTGGCACTCGCTTTTCAAATCCGGCCACAATTCCAACTGGGGGCTGCACTAGCGTTGCTTGGCATCCAAGCGGCGGCGCTATCGCCGTAACGCAAGCCTCTACATCGCCTTTTGTATCTACCTATCCTTGGAGCGTTAGCGGCTTTGGAACTAGGCACGGTGGCCCAGGATCGGGAACGCCAACAAACCGCATGAACGGCGTGGCATTTTCTGGTGACGGGACAACCATTTGCATGGTTGGTGAAGCGCCATTTATGCGGGCTTGGGCTTGGAACAATGCAACCGGCTTTGGTGCAGTGCGAACTGATCCGGCAATACTGCCCGGTGCAATTTCGCAAAAAGTTGACTTTGGTTTTGTTTGATAGGGGCGACTATGCAATACACACAGCTTTCATCGGAATATAAATACGACACTATCGCCACGGCAGTTTATGCGCGCGAAGTGGAGTATTTTCATTTTAATTTTGATCGGGTGAACTTTGAGCATCTTATTGCTTGTTCAACAGATCAAGCATTTGTCGATGATTTAAAAAATCGACTTATGGAAACCAATAAGCAAATGGCCAATGTGGTTGGTATCATTGCCGCCATCAAGTCACAGATTGACGATGAAACGGCATATTTGAAAGCTGTTGAACGTGTGACAGCGAAGCGAGAGGCAGCGCAATGAGGTATGTTCAAGCGAAAAACGGTGCGTTTATTCGGCATGTTTCCAAAGCCGAACCGACGCGCTGGGATGCTGACAATTTTTGCCGCGTTCGCAATCTGACAGATGAGCAAGTGATTGCTTTTGGCGTTAGCAAGCTGACAATGGTAACGCCGCCAGAGCATGATCCCGCAACGCAAAGCCTGAATGAAGGTGATGCAGTCTTAATTGACGGTGCGTGGCATCAAAATTGGGTTGTCACTGATTTGGATTCAGAAGCGATAGACGCCTTGAATCAAAAGATGTTTGACGCCATCCGTGCGGAACGCAACGCCAAATTGATTGCATCAGACTGGACGCAAGTCTTGGACGCGCCTGTTGATGCCGCCGCATGGGCCGAATATCGCCAGGCTTTGCGTGACATCACAGATCAGCCCAACCCATTTGAACTTGCTTGGCCGATTGAACCAAAATAGCAATTTATAGAATGGATGCTCAACATGGCCGAAATTGACGAAACCAAAGCCCGCCTTCAGACCCACGAGGAAGTATGCGCGCTGCGCTACGAAGGGCTGTGCGCCCGTCTAAAGCGGCTTGAGGGTGTCGGTGTTACCGTGGCCGGGGCAATCATCATGATGCTGCTTACTATCATCCTAAAGATGAATTGAGATGCCTAATCAAAACACGGATTTCACGGCTATTGACGCCGAGAGAATCGCCGTGTGGGAGGCTTGCGGTCGCAACCAGACAGCCGCCGCTGCCAAACTTAACTGCTCCCGTGACGCCATCGTCAACGCCATTCGACGGACTTACGGGCCTGATTACCTATCCGCTGGTTTGGCGCATCAAGAGACAGTAGCGGAGGAACTGCCACCGTCCGATCTGCCGTTTGGCGAGCGGCTGGCAACCATGAAGGCGCGGAACAATCTCCGCATCAATCACGCCCGCGCGGCGTCGTGGCAGACTGTGCGCGTTCCGATCTCCGGGCCGTACGGCATCTGTTGGTTCGGCGACCCGCACCTTGACGATCCGTTTTGCGACCTTGATAGCGTGGAGCGTCACGCTCGCATCTGTGCCAACACAGAAGGCATGTATGGGGCGAACGGCGGCGATAGCATCAACAACTGGGTCGGGCGGCTGGAACGGCTCTATGGCGAGCAGTCGGCCACGGTGTCCGAAGGCTGGGAATTGGTCGAGTGGCTGCTGAAAGACCTTGGCGTCCGGTGGCTGATTTGGCTGCTCGGGAACCACGACACGTGGAACACCGGGAAAAGGATATTCGAGGGGCTGAATGCCAACCGGATTCTGATGCGCGACTGGGACGCCAAGCTAAAGCTGGTGTCGCCAGATAATTCAGACGCTACAGTTTGGGCGCGGCATAATTTCAAAGGCTCATCGATCTACAACGAACTGCACGGCCTTAAACGCGCGGCGATGATGGACGAACACGCGGACATTTACGCGGCGTTTCATATTCACACGTTTGCGACTGGCAACGTCGAGTTACCCGGTGGGCGCAGGGCTTGTCTGGTGCGGGCGCGTGGCTACAAAGATGCGGATGACTATGCGCTCAAGGGACAGTTTACCGAACAGCGTGACGGGCAATCCGTCGTGACAATCGTGACGCCCCGCGTCGGCCAGCGCCCGCTGGTGCAGGCGTTTGATAACGTCGAGATGGCGGCGGACTTTCTCAACTTCCTGCGGCAAAGGGAATAGGTCGATGAGCATTGTTCTAGGCCCGCGCTCGCTGTCCCGGTTGCAGGATGTGCATCCCGATCTAGTGCGTGTCGTAAAGCGCGCGGCGGCAATGTCCGATCTCGACTTCACGGTGCTAGAAGGACGGCGAACGCTGGCGCGGCAACAGGTGCTGATGAAGAACGGTGCCACCAAAACGCTGAACAGTCGCCACCTAACCGGCCACGCTGTCGATCTTGCGCCGATGGTGGGCGACGGTGTATCTTGGGATTGGCCTTTGTATCACCGGTTGGCCAAGATCATAAAGGCCGCTGCGGTGGCCGAGAATGTCCAGCTCACATGGGGCGGTGACTGGCGCACTTTCAAGGACGGCCCGCATTGGGAACTGCCTTGGAAGCTATACCCGAAAGGAAGCTGATATGTCTGTTGTAAACTTCGTTCTTACCCGGCTCAAGGAGCCATCGACCTACGCGGGGCTGTCTGGCCTTGCGCTGGCGCTTGGCGTCTCTGGCGACCTCTACACCGCTGCATCGTCGGCTATTGCCGCTGTTGCCGGGTTGATCGCTATTGTCTTGGCCGAAAAAGCCAAGTGATAAAGTTTCTGTCGTCCCTGCTGGCGCTTATTGATCGGGTGTTCGCGCATTTCGATCAGGAGCGTTGGAAGCGGCAGGGGCGGCAGGAAGCCATAAGGGAAGCGGCTGATGTTGTGGAACACCAGATTGAACTGGGCGAGGCGGCTGTGGCTATGCCTGATGCTGCCCGCGATGAGCGGCTGCGCAACCGTTTCGACCGCTCCCGCGCCCGTGAATAGCTACTGCGCAATAGCCGCGCCCCTCGGCTACGACACCGTTAAGGACACGGCGGAGACGGTGGCGGCGATTGAGATGCACAATTCCAAATGGGTTTGCCTGTGCGAATCCGATTGCCCAAAAAAGTAAGCAAATGGCCAGAGACCCTAAGCTGCAAAAGATCGGCGTAGAAGGCTATAACAAGCCAAAGAGAACGCCAAGCCATCCGACGAAAAGCCATGTCGTTGTCGCCAAAGAAGGCGATACGGTTAAAACAATTCGTTTTGGTCAACAGGGCGTTTCGGGATCGCCCCCGCGTGAGGGCGAAAGCAAAGCCGACAAGGTAAGGCGCGCGGCATTCAAAGCGCGCCATGCTGAAAACATCGCCAAAGGAAAGCTATCTGCCGCCTATTGGTCAAACAAGGTGAAATGGTAATGCCGCTAAAAATGGGATACAGCGCCAAAAGCGTTAGCGCCAACATCAAGGCCGAAATGAAATCCGGCAAGCCGCAAAAGCAGTCCGTTGCGATTGCCTTGAGTATTGCCCGTGAAGCCAAGAAAAAAGCCCGAAAAAAGGCTAATCCCTGATAACTTCAACGGTGATCTTGCACACAAAGCCATCGCTAAACTTGACCGACCGCACCACTGATGACTCATCAACGCCAGCCGCCAGATCAGCACAGAGGCAAAGAAGCACATCGTTGGTAATGTCTTTGATCGGGTGAATCGGATGCGAGTGCTTTTCATACGTTAGCCAAATGGTGCCGTCCTCAGCCTTGGCGCGAGTGTGAAAATGCCTTGGGTTGAGGACGACCTTCACGCTGCGGTCTCCACGTCGTCGATGCCGACAGGCTGCTGAACGATGCTGACGCTGTTCCAGACCAGCATGCGCTCACGCCAGCCTGTCAACCACCCTTTGACATAGTCGGGGCTGCTGTTGGCGTTGTTGCGCCCGGCGAGGGCGTCCTGATAGCCTTGGCTAACGCTCAT